GCTGCTAAAACAGACAGTGCAGTAGTTACCAGAGGAGATCTAAATGTCAGACAATCGCGTCTTTAAGTACCATGATCAAACGTGGGAGGGTCCGGGCGAGGAATACACCAACGAAGACGTCCGGCGACACCTGCAGACCTACTTCCCGGAACTCGCCCAGGCCGATATCCAGGAGAAAACCCTGGACGACGGAACCGTAGAAGTCACCTTCGTCAAGCGCGCCGGCACCAAAGGTTAAGCGATGAACGCCCGCGACGTCACCCGCCGCCTGGCCGCCCTGGAGCCGCTGGAACTCGACGCCATCGCCCTACTCATCGAACTCGAAGCGCGCGACGAGATCACCAGCGAAACCATAGACGAACTACAACCACGCATCCAGGAGGCCACGGCGGCCCTGGGTGATCACATTGACGCAGTCAGAGAGGTCGTAAAACGATGTCAGAAACTGCAACCCATACCATCCAGGCGCATCCCCCCGTGCTTCTAACTCGCGCTCGCGCTGCCTTATCACGGTACGCCTTGCCGCGCTATTGCGATATCTACGCCTATCTATCCAACCTCAGAGCCATCAGCAAGATGCGCAAACTATGGCGCGATCTATTTGACCAGTCACCGCCTTCAACAACCTGCGCTCTGGACCTGTCAAATGCCCTGGCTAATATGATCGACCAACGGCTTTTCCCGATCAGATTTGAGATCCTGAATGATGCCGTTTACGCCGGTCACACCATTGATGAGATCCTCAATTACGACGTGCCGTACGACTCCCAAGGCCTGGCCTGGGAATGCCTGGAACTATGCGACCTGGGCACGTCCTTTCGGCCGATGGTCGCCGTGGTGGCTCCACACGTTATGGACGGCTATCCCAGATACACACCCTATGCCAGCCAGATCCGACACTACTGGCAAGAGCACGGCTACGACGCTCCCCCCACGCTCGAATGGCCCGCTGACGCCTGCGCTCCCAGCCTGCTACAGAACCTTCCCGAACCGTTCGACGGCCTGGCCACAGCCTGGAAAATCACGATGAAGGGCAACAACAACGTTTTTCTGGACGCCCCAAACCCCTACTGGCGATTCGAGTACAACATAAAATGGTACACCTGGACCACTGCAGACCTGACCGCTCTGGCCCAGCAATACAACCAGGCCGAGCAAAGCCTGGTGCAAATGGAACGCTATATCAACTGGTTTAAGGATCACCACCAGACCGCCGCCGAGACCGTACTGGATACCTTGATCAACCTGGAAGATGACTACCAGGAGATGAAACGATGACAATTAGACCCGACGAATCGCAAAACGCATTAGAACTCGCCACACGTGGCCTGGGCGACATAACCCAAGAGGAACCGCGCCAAAAACTCCAGATGCGCATCTCGCTCTATGACGAAACTATTATCCTCACCCGATACGACGATGGGGCGCCTATCTCCACCTACGAGATCGCACCCGATGACCTGGCCTCGGCTTTCAGCGACGTGCCCCTAGCAACAGACCTTTTACCGCCTCAATGCCTTCATTACAGCCGCTCTGGAGGCCAGGAGGCCCTCGTCGTCTACCTCCCGACTCAAACCCGCTCGCTGACGTACAAAACCGCTCAGGGCCAGTCGGAGACGATGACCATCCCCACGCCAGATCTCGTGTTCGCTGGCCGCGGTTCCAGATACCGCATCTTCGCCGTCAAGCAACGCCCCCACCCGGGCAACGACCGCGAGCGGCTCTTCGCCGCTCCGTTCCCCAACGTCCACAGCGACGGTCGTATCTGCGCCGGCAACGTCACCTTTCCCGTCTGTAGCGCCCAGACCATCCACCAGGCCGCTCGACGCTTCTTCAACTCCCAATTCAATGGCGACCTGAGCAACGACAAATCATCCCGCTTTGAAAACGTCATTGCTCTCTGGCGCTACCTGCAGGACCAGGACATTTACCCCAATGACGACCTGGTTCGTACCCGCTACACGTTCGACGATCTGACCCAGGAGAAATAACGATGCTGCCGAACTCACTTCAACCCGCCGACTACATCATCTGGCGCAACGGTCAAAGATTGGAAATGCCCACCGGCAAGGCCTTCATCTACCTGCTCGCTGGTAATGGCGTCTTCAAACTGGCCGAATCAGCCAATATCCGCGCGCTGATTCCTCTGGTCCGCGTCAATATTGCCGGGTTGCCCGATCTGCGTCCTGACGTTCAATCCAAAAAAGGTAAAATCCCGGCTCGCCTCCTCTCTCAGATTATCCGCGACGCTCGCCAGCAGGCTCCCCACGAGGCGATGTACCACCTATGCTTCCAACGCGGCGTCATTCGTGCCTATCGCCCCCCACAACTGGCCGACGCCGCTCACATCGACTATGCCGGAGGCGACAATACCGCCATTCTCTGCGACCTCCACTCGCACTGCACGATGCACGCCTTCTTCTCCGGCACCGACAATGGCGACGAGCAAGGCTTCCGCTTCTACGTTGTCATCGGCCAGATTTTCCGTAACCCTCAGATTCGCGTGAGAATCGGAGTCTACGGCGATCACTACCCCGTCCCCGCCACCACGCTCTTTGAATCACTTCCGCACCCCGTCAAGGATTGCTACCTCAAGCCCACCCCACGGGAGAAAAAGCAATGCAAATAACCGAACGCTACCCCATCCAGATTGGCGACCCCAACCGCATCTACCTCATCCTCGTCGGCTGCGGCGGCACCGGATCATTCCTGGCCCTGCACCTCGCCCGGCTTGCCTATCACGCCCGCCAGCGCAGCGTGCGCCCGCTATCCCTTATCTTCATCGACCCCGATGTCGTCGAGTCCAAGAATCTTGGTCGCCAGAATTTTTGCCCTGCCGAGATCGGCAAAAATAAGGCACGCACACTGGCCAGGCGCTACAACCTCGCCTTCGGACTCGACATCCGCGCACACGCCACGCCATTCCATTCCAGAATAGTGCGCGGTAACATCTACCAAACGTTCAGATTAGTCATCGGCGCCGTCGACAACGCCGCTGCTCGCCAGGCCATTCAGGATTACGTCACCAGCAACCGACAAACCTGGTGGCTAGACTGCGGCAATCACGAACACGCTGGCCAGGTCGTCATTGGCAACCAGGAAAACCTCGACGCCCCCAACATCGACCCGCTCGGCCTCTGCGCCGGCCTCCCACTCCCCACCCACCACCATCCCGATCTCCTGGAGCCTGACCCAGAGCCGGATCGTGACGCACATACAGAATCCTGTGCCGATCTCGCTCTACGCGACGCTCAGAGCCTGATGATCAACCAGGCCATCGCCGCCTACGCCGCGCAATACGTCTATCGACTCGTGCTCACCCAGGACCTGGACACCTACGCCACTTACATCGACCTGGAAACGGGTAACGCACAATCAAAACCCATCACGAAAGGACAGAAAGGACAACCCAATGCCTAAACAGAAGAATCGTACACAACACATCACCGTTAGCGACGATCTGACCGTCTCGCTCTGGTCGGGCGTGGGGCTCTGCATCCACAGCCAATCTAGACCTCAATACCCTACACCAGTCACTGACGAAGAACTACCGGACCTGATCGACGCCCTGCAGCAATACCAAGACCAGAAAAAACGCGGGAGATAGCACATACAAGAGAGAGGTTATCCGCTCACTGTAGGTCATATTATTGAGTAATACGGCCTGTAAGCAGTATTACCAAATAACACACCCCCGAGACATTTAGGTCTCGGGGGTGATGGTTTGTACTATTGACAGTTATTCATTTAAGATAAGGGGGAGATAAATATCATACGTGATGCTGGGCAATCCGATACCTGCACCTGGCGTTGGATCGCAATTGATGCACGGTGTCGCCGTTGCAAAATCGGCGTCATACACCGATAGTCCCGCCGGCGTATACCACGGCGTATACGTGGGGGCCGGCGTCGCTGTGCTCAACGGTGACGTTGGCGAATCAAACACCAGCAACTTCCCATCCGTGGACAATCCGCCAAGCAATATACTAAACAGCGATACAACCAACAATATAACCCCTGCGATCTGCTCGAAACATCCTGATTGATTTTTGTGCTGTAGCAATTCATAATCCAGTGCATCAGCCCGCCCCTGAGCCCCTAACCACCCCGCTATTGCCGCAGCCACCTTAGCTAACATTAAAGACCGCGAGACTGGCATCCCTAAAGCCAAAAAATGCCTTAAAACGCGCCCCAGCACGTCAGCCGCACTATACCCTGCTATACCCCCGTAATTCTCGCCAGAACCGCCTATAATGGCCCTGGCCCCTGCTTTAAATAACGCATCAACCATCTCGTTGTTTTCCAGACCGTAGCAGGTTCCTAGAAAAACCACACCATTGTGTAAAGGTAATCGGGTCACGTCCTTTGCGGTGAGCACTACGTTGCCGTTGTCATCCAGCCAGGCCTTTCCATCTGCTGATGGATGCAAGAATACCATCAGTAGATCATACGGCGTCTGGAAATCCGCATCGGAAAAACTGGTAATAACTTGTGCTTCATCGCCAGCGATCATCCTCGCTCTTTCTTTGAACCTGTCCAACGTAATGACCAGTGTTTTCATAAGAGCCCCCACAGCGTGCATAACATCAATTATGTGCGCTAGACCTCAACCCTCGCCCACCAACCCACCGCATCGCCGACGAGCGCAACCTGCACCACATCCCCAACCTCCGCCGCATCCGCCACGGCCTGCGGACTGGCGCGATTGCTACTGATGTCCTGGCTGGTCGAGGTAATTTTCTCGCCGTTGATGTACCAGTAGATCGTAGTTTCGCCCTCGCCGAAATTCTCGGTCGGCGCAGAAAACCACACGCCATCAGCATCGCTGCCTAACCCGGTCGGTGCATCGGGACGCGAGGTGTGCTGCGGGAAACTGGCCCCGCGCACGTCAATCGTCTCCAAGCCACCCGCCGCCTTACGGTCGATGATATACTTCAGAAGCATCTCCTCTGTCATCTCGGCCTGGCTACCGGCGTCATTCAACGCCGTTAGGAACTCAACCATCTCCAGACCCTGCGGAGCGAGGCTCTCAATCAGCGCATCATACCCCGCGTCTTCATAGCGCGACACCCAATCTGTTGATAATATCCTAGGCATTTAGTCCCTCCTTAATCTGAAATTAGAAAACAACTTTCGTCGCAGATTATAAGTATTTGCGTGCATAGCGTGCCCAACCCAACTCTGGATTGATGCATCGATCTCCTCAAGCGAGATTTCGCCCCTCGCATATTTCTCTTCGAATTCCCTCAAGTTTCGCTTCATTCGCTTTACACTGCGCTTCCTCAAGAGCCGATGTGTACGCCAAATACGATAGCCGAGAAAATCAACACCGCGCTTCTCCGGGAAAATTGCAGTACGATTATTTAGCCAAAGATTCAGTCGTTCATCCAGATAATGCTCTATCTGGTAGCGCCAGCGCCTCAACTTCTTTTTAGTATGGTGCAATACAATGAAATCATCCATATATCGCAGGTAATAATGGACGCGCAATTGATGCTTCACATACTGATCTAGTTCATTGAGGTAAATGTTGGCAAAGAGCTGTGATGTTAGATTGCCTATCGGTATCCCTATGCCATTACTGCCGGCGCTATAGATGATGTCCCTCAAAAGAGCCATCGTACGCCGACAGCGAATTTTACGCTTTAATATATCGATCAAAACAGCGTGATCGATTGATGCAAAATAGCTCTTAATATCTGCCTTCAAAACATAAACCTGCCCGTGGTTCCTGTGTATTTCACGAAGCCAGCGCGTAATTTGATCAGCACCGGCGTGTGTCCCCTTCCCTTCTCGGCAAGCATAGCTGTGATAGATGAATCCGCGGTCAAACATTGGCTCTAGAATATTATGTATCGCGTGATGAACAATGCGATCCCGGAATGGTAGCGCGGCCACCTCGCGCTTTTTAGGTTCATACACTGTAAAGTAGTGGTACTCCCCTGTCGTGTATGTTCCCCCTTGCAACTCTCGATACAGGCCCAGTAGATTATCTTCAAGACCCATAGTGAATTTCAGCACCTCGGCCTGATACCGCTTCCCTCGTCGCGCCTTGACATAAGCACGGTACAAATTATCGAAGGCGTATATGAGGGGATAGAGGTTTTTATAAGTTTTCATTTTTTTCGGGTGATGGGGCTGAACGTTCGATTAGATCTACTAATACAGCCCCATCTATTTATGTTTTTCACTAGCCGGGAAAACCGGATGTAGTGAGGATTGCAACCCCAAGTCTCTCCAGGCACTGTCCAGCAGATCACTCTGATGGATCGGGCCAATATAATCCTAGCTTCTTGCAGGCGCGGAAACCCTTGTTCACGTTGCGATTCGACGGCGCGTTGTTGAGGTTCAGTGCGAACACACCTGCGCGAACACCGTTGTTCCAGTTGCCGCCGCGGATAGCCGCGCGTTACGATTGCAACCCTATCGCTTATGCTTTTCGGCCTGCTGCTTACGCCAGCCTCCAAGCAATCGACCAATTTCTTTCATCTGCATTGCCATCTGTCCATAGTGCCGATGCGAGAGCAAGTTGAGGTCGTGTGCAACGCGAATGAGCAACTTTGTCATATCGAGCTGGATATCTAGCTCGTACAACGTCCTACGCTTATCTCGTTGTAAATTTGCTTTGGCAACCAATTTCGCTGCATCTAAAAGTGAGTTTTCTATCTGTTGTGCCAGCACAAACCGCTGATTCTTTGGAAATCGATTGATTATTGGAAAGGCGTAGGTGATCAAATCATAGAGCTTTTGGTAAATTATTAGTTTATCGAGCATTTTCTTAATTAGATTATAGATTTGCAGATAACAGATTTACAGGTGGACAGATAGCAGATTATAGAGACTTGCAGGCGCGGAAACCCCTGGACACGAAGCGATCCGACGGCGCGCTGCCGAGGACCAGTGCGAACACACCCGCGCGAACACCGCCGAACCAGCCGCCGCCGCGGATAGCCGCGCGTAGCGCCGTGGGATTGAACCAATATCCATCCTGCCCATACGAAGTTGATCCGGTGCCGTCGCTGGTGGCCGGAATTGCCAACGGGCCGAGATTGGCGTCGCTGCGCAGCGTGAGGATGCGATTTCCGCTCGACATCCCGGCGGTGACGTCAGTCTCCACCAATTCCAAAATCTCGTACGGCCCAGACGCTGGCGTGTCAGCGCCATCGACACTCAGTACGTTCGCAGTATTGGAGTCGATGTAGTACAGGTTACCACCCGCATCATAGAGAAAATTGCCCGCGAACTCGTCGGTTATCCAATCCTTGTTGCTATCCGTCAGTGAGCCCGCCGCCGTGCCGGTGCTCTCGCCAAACGGAGAGCCACGCAACGACAAATCATCGTTGGCGTGGATGAGTACGTAGCCATCCTCGCCTGCGCCGGTGATTTCGTGTGGCGTAGTACTATCATCGTCCAAATTCTCCGGCAAGAGGAATAGGCCACTTACCCACTCCCAGATATTGCCATTGAGGTCGGCGACACCATCGCCGCGCCAATTGTGACTCCACGTCACCGGTCCGCTGCCAGTCAGCGCCGAGTCGTGCGCCCCCCGATCCGCCAGCGCCCAGTCGCGGATGCCTAGTTCGTCGGGATATTCGGCGTCACTCGGCGGATTTGTGTCGCCGTTCGGCCCGCGCGGCTGGGTGCCTAGCTCCGCCGCCTCAAACGCCAGCCGCGCCCACACTCGCGCTGGCGTGAGAAACCAGCCTGGACCAGCGTTGCACGCGGCCTTCCGCGCCTCCAGGTACGTGATCTCTCGCCACGGGCTGACGCCGGGCTTGCTATCTACTCTAAAGGTCCCAACTGGCGCGCCGTCGCCCACGTTAGGATTGTCGTCCCACGGCGTCGCGGCCATCTGGCTGCCAGAAAATTTCTGAATCACGCAGCCGTCATAACCGTAGGAATTGAGCGTAGTTGGCGGCAAATAGACACAATGCCCGCCATGAGTATCTTCATAATTCATAAATGTCGCCTCGGCGGCTTCCAGGCGCTCCGTCAGGTCGTCGAAATCCCCTTTTACGTCGCTTCCTGCCGGATCACCCTCCACGGCATCCCCGTCCGCGTTCCACACGGCGAGATCGCCATCGTCGCCTGCCGTGCCGGATACCAGGTCGTCGTCCGCGCCGGTGCGGTCGCTGATCGCTGAGTCCAGCTCGCTCAATGGCGAGTTGAGAACATCGGCATCCAGCAAATCTCCGTCAGAGTGTGGTGTGTGATGATTAGTTGTCATAAATCCCCCTCGTTAAATCCGAGTAATCTTCCTTTTCCTATTTTCAAGCCAAGTCCCATTTCGATATGCATACCCATCCTGAGCGGCACTCCGATGCCGCCCAAGTCATCCAGCGTCAATGCCCGGAACGCCGGTTTGGCATCGGCCCCGGTGCTCGGGCCGGCCAGTACGTGGTTGGCGGCCTGAGTATCCAGGTCAAGCGCCTGTGTGGAAAGATCGAGGATCGCCTGGATCTCCGCGTTGTCTAACGTGACAGCGTCGTGAAACTCATCATCGATCCCCGCCAGGTGCGCCGCGAGATCGTCTACATCATCCACCTCGGCCGGCGATGCATCCGGCGTGTACGTGCTCGGCTCCCAGGTGATATCTAGTTTATCAGGATCAATGATATCGTCTTGCGGGATTCCACTCTGCACTTGCCAATTGCTTCCATCGTCCCGCGCATAGTTACCATCATTCGCAGGTCCTGGCAAATGTCGTTTTAGACCGTTATATGCAATATCACTCGCGTGTTTGTCAGCGTGGTTAATATCCCAGGCGGCGCGGTCACCTGCCTGAGGCGTTCCACGATCAGCGCCAGCATAATCTGGCATTTCTACTGCGTGTGTGCGCACGATGCCCGACTCATTGACAGCCTGAATCCCCATCCTTGCCAGTCCACCGCAATCGTATGGAATGCTATCGGTATATGGTGCTGCATCCGGCGATGATCCAGCAATACCAACCGGTGCCGTATCATCTTCACCGTACAACGCGCCAATAACGTGGGGTTGTCCTGTTCCGTCTAATGTTAGCCCGATCAGCATCTGATCGGTATCGTCACCACTCCAGGGCGCTATTAAGGTTGGAGTGTAATCAATAGCCCCGGATGACGTGAATGTAGACCATCCATCGTACGTACTTCGCAATTGACCATCCACCATAGACCGCTGATGATTGGCGTCGCTCGGATCGAACCACATCCGGCCATATCTCGCCGAGGGTATGCTTGTACCTAGATACGATATACCAGATGGTGTGATCTCAGCGAATTCTTCATCGTTCCACCGATTGATGTAGCCTGTTGCGGTCAGTGGATTGACGGAGACCCATCCTAGCGCATTAATCCCATCGGTTGTGTATGAGTACCAGGTTGTCCCCGCATCATCACTGACCTTAAATGTTCGCGATCCGCCGGCACCGCTGCTTACCGGCAGATATAACGTATCCCCTACGGCTCGAATGGAGCCGCAACCATATGTATACCATCTATTGGTATACGCAGCATTTGTCGCTGTCCAGGTATCCCCGTGATCATCCGAATACGCTACCCAGTACCCTTTGCCTCCTGTTGTTTCAAATGCCACCCACAGGCGGCTGCTCAATTTATCCACACAAAACCCGTGGATGTTATTTACGGTGCCATAATCTGTCAGATCATCACATTGATCGATGGTCAATATACTCTCCCACGCACCCTCCACGCGCCTGTACAGCGTTCGAGAGCCATCCAGGAGCACGTACTGATAATCGTTCGGTTCCTGGCTGCACAACCAGAACTCCAAACAATCGGTAGTCGGAAGACCCTCATTAACCTCCGTCCAGGTTGGCTGCGTTTCTGGACCGTCGAAATCATTGGTGTAATATACACCGTTTGATTGGGTAGCAACGTAAATGCGCTTAGGCCACGTCATTATTCCACCCCCACCGGAGCAGTAGAACCGGTTGCACGTCCGCCTGTTACGTTGATCTCAGCCAACATTGCATAGTATGCATAACCATTGCCGCTACCGGACTGGGCATTAACCACGCAATCATTGACGTAAATACTCACCTCGTCAGTATCCGAATCTGCATAGATTCCATACGCATCCCCGGTGCCATCTTGTTGCACGTCAACCGTGCAACCGCTGACCCGTGCTACGCCGTTGCCCGGGCCAATAATGCCTCGGAGGTCATTGCTATCATTGGCCGTTCGCTCAACCGTGCAGCACTCCAGCGTCGTTTCGGCGCTTAATGTGATCTCTCCGGTAAGCCGACTTGCCCAGCGACTGATTCCAATGTAATGCACGCCGGCAGCTAATGTGTGATCATCGCCAATCGTCACCGGCGGTATCCACACCACATCACCGGTATCTGCCGCTGCACTCGCGTTATCCAATCCCGATGCGCTCGCAGCATACAATCCGCGTAAATCACTGCCTGCATCAAATAGATAGATATACTTCTGGCGCGTCAGATAGGTCGCGGCTGGTATCCCCCCCAATGCCTCGGAATCATCAACCACACCGTTGGCGTTGCTGTCGTAGATGCTTTTGAGCATATCGCCGCTGGCGCCTCCAGCGATGGCCGCTGTTGCCTTGGCATCCGTCGTCGCCAGGCTATCCGTCGTTACCATATTTTGCTGTGTGCGTCGCTGCTCCAGCTCGGCTAGCAATACCTCCAGCCGGTCCGTTCGACTGCGAGGCGTCAGGCGCACCTCGCGCTCGGATATGCGTACGCGTGTAACCTGAACATCAATATCACGATATGGCACCACGTCGCGCAGCGTCACAATATCCCCCGCGCGAATGAAAAAACCGGGCCAAATAGACCCATCTGGCCGTTTCACGTGAGCGCCGGCTTCTAACCTCATCGCCGGCACCGGCCAGGCATTATCAGCCAGAAAAATCTGTGCCAGCGTCCGAGCTTCTGCCTGTGTTGTCTTTGGCACGTCCAGCGTCCGCTCTCGTCGCCCATATTTCTCTATCGAATTATCATTTGTGTACCAATCAGAAACCCATCCGTTCGGCAGTCGTGCCCGAACGGCGTTGAACACGTCCTCGCGATCCCATTCTAGCTCAATCCGATCCAGGAAATCGGGCGTAATCATCCAGTCTGGATCATCTGACCAGGCGCCAAAGACAACCTGTCTATCGTAGATCGAAAAAACGAATGGCTCCGAGCCGTTGCCTAATGCCGACATATCGTGTAACGCCGTCAGTGACGTGTTCATCCCCCCCTGGTACACGGCTCGTGAAACCTCCTGGTCTGTTGCTGATATATATTTTCGCTCCAGATCTAGATTGCTGTTATCTAGAATCGACTCGACGATATCGCTCGTCGTGACCGGATACAGCGTGCGCACCACGACATTGGTTAATATCGCCGTCGCTTCTCCCGTCCCCGCACCATTTTTGGTCAGCACCCACGTCATCTCGCTGGCGTCGCTAACCGTAATTGCGACATCAGTCTCTGTATCAGATGTTGTCGACCACACGGTCGACCCATCGGCTTGTAACGCCACCACCCAGGAACCGCTGGAGATCGTCACTTCCACGTGTGCCTCGATACGCACGATCCCCGCCCCCAGCTCAGCATTGCTCTCTGGATACGTACACGCCACCGCATCACCATCAATATATTCTACTGTTGATGCTGCGCTGCAATATACGCGATTATTATTATCTGCTGATAGACCATCAGTCGTCTCGTCATCTGGCGCCCAAAGCCGATATCGCGGATCGCTAAATACTCGCCACAATTCCTCATCGGCCAGATGCTGTACCTGCCCGATCGCTTCCACGCGCATTTGCAACCCGCGCAACCGCAGCCGCGCTAAATCCCCGCGCCACAATGTCTGGCCTGCGCCCCAGGCCTCCAGTTTTCCCCCGGCCCACCCGCCCACCAATCGCCAAAGATCGCGTTTGGGCGCATTCATTTCTAACCGCGCTTCCCACCAGCCCCCTGGAATCTGCGATTCCAGCCGATAGGATGCCACGCGTTCGGTGATATCGATCCGTCCTGTCAAATCGGTGTCGAGGATAAATTGAATCATACTGCGTGAATAACCCGCATTATATGCGCTATCTAATCGATTTAATTGAGTATTTCCCAGGAAATATCACGGAATCATTGCGTATCGTGGCCTGGCACGGATGTGCAGTCGAGCCGTTCGCAGCGCCTCTGCGCCACCGCCGTAAAGCGCCAGTACCAGCATCTGCTCGTTGGGGGGTGTAGGGCCAGGTAATGCCTGCGGCAACATATCATCCGGCCAGAGATGAATTCGTCGGCCCCAGCCGTTGACAATTGGCATTCGTTCATCACCATATCGATACACCAGCTCATCGCGAATACCATTATCCTCGATGCACGTACCTGGGAGCGCGTTGTACCCCTGGAATTCGAGAATGCGATACTGTTGCATCGGCACAAACATTAAAAAATCCAGGTTTCTATTCGCGCTACCCTCCAGCCAGACGCTCATATCGTAGCGCGTGGGATGAGTATAGCCGCCCGGCGGCAACATAACAGCACCTAGATCTGTCCAGCCGTGCTGACCGTCGACGCTCTCCAGCGTCTGCATTCGGCTGACCTCGTATCCCACCGAAAGCTCCCAGGTTCCCGATAATTCGCCAAAGGCTAGCGCGCGATACATCCCTACAAAATCCACCAGCGATGTATGCGCTACGTCCCAATGGAATCGATTGGACCTTCCATATGCATTGTTGCTATATTCGGTGCCAGATACCACGTGAGCACTATCAGCCTCTTCACCCTCCAGCGTGAGTATCGCGGGACGATCAGACCAACCCAACGCGACCTTGCCCAATCGTCCCTCGCTATATGTGTTACGAACGACAATCATCGCTGGAGTTGGAACATCACCCTCCGGTGCATCTACTAGCACCCAGTTGTTATGCCCCTCCTCATCGTCATCGTGATTGTAAATATCACACGTATTAGCAAATGACCAACCAGTAGACGTGTTGGCCACCTGACAGACAGTTTCCTCCCCGTGCCAATACGGCGCTCGCTGAATCGTCACCTCTAGCGTTTTACCTGAACTACTGTCAAAATCAATTTTTCCGCCATACAGATCGGCCTCATACCACTCGCCCGCTTCGTGTCGATCATCATCGCGTACCTGTATCACTGTACGCATATCCTGCCGGAAACCCTCGGACCAATGTCGCGCTCTGGTTAGCGCGGCATTCAGCGTGCGTAGATAACCTGGCGCATCGCATCGCGCTGAAAGCACTAACGTCTCCTCGACGTTCTCTACACGATGCCCGACGGGTCGAGACCCAATTCCTGTTCCACGAGTCCAATCTACATCCTCTGGTGGCGCTTGCGGTACATACTCCAGGATGTCCAGTGGAGGAGATATATTCGTAGTCGTAATCTCTTCGGACTCAGTTGTCCATTCAATTCGCGCCAGCCGGAATTGTAACATTACATCATCCCCCGAGACCGCAGCTCGGAGTTTAAACGTCGCCCGACCACTTCGCTCACGCGGTCTGCGACGTATTCAATATCCATCTGATCATTCACCGCAAATGGTCCTACCTGGCCAATTTGGATCATCACCTCACCGCCACGCTCGCGAGCGATCATCGCCCGCGACTGTGTATTGCTGTAAACCCGAGACCCGGCTGGTAACCGCAACAATTCCGGACCACGTTCACCTACCCAGCTCCACCCCGACGTTGATACCATTCCGCCCACCTGATACCCAGGCTCTTCTCCACCGGGACCACCACCCCCATTATCGTCATCCCCGCCGTTCCCTCCATCTCCACTGCTACCATCAGCGATCACCTCAATACGATAAGGAGAATTTTGTACCAGACTGCGCAAATTTTGCTCTGTAGCACCTAAACTGTCGGAAAATCCCAGCATCTGCCCCGAGGCTGTGCTCGCGTCGCTCCCCAGCCCCTGGACCGGCCTGCGCAAATTATGCATCTCATTCGCAACATTCGTCGGTACATCGTCGAATGCGCGATATAGATCGTGGATCTTAACGGTTCCATCCTCCGCGTCCTCAATGAGGTACCCCAGGGCCTCATCAACATCTTCGAGCGGAATTTTATTGCTCTCAATCGCCGCTGCCAGATCAGGCAAGGTGCTGGCCAGTGCGATTGATTTTTCGTCCATTATCCCATATGCCGTTCCAATTTCAGTGACCGCCTTGGAATATGCCTGTGCCCCCATTTTCTTCGGGTCGAGCATCCCCATCAGCTTACTCGCAACCTGCTGATCCGTTGCATTTTTCAGGCTGGTCGCCAGATCAGCGGCAGCCCTGGCATGCTCCTGCAACGCTTCAGTTGCCTGTTTGTGCGGTCCAAAACTGCCGCTGGCCACGCCAGAAGCCGCTCCCATCGCATCGGCCATCGCCTGATAGCGTTGGCCCATTGTCCGAACGACTTGCCGGTGCGAGACATAATTCTCATTCGCCGTATGCAAAATCCCGGTATGATTTTGTAATTTGGCGCTGAGCGGGTCCATCACTCCGTCAAGCTCACTCATACCGCGTTGAGCCGCCCAGGCCTGCCGGCTGAGGACGCCCATATTTTCGGCTACGATGGCGTTGCTCTCGGCACTCAACAACGCTGATCGAGCCTCTGCCCTATGGACAGATGACAGCTCATTTGCTGCCTCTGCGGCATCCAACACGCCATCCACATATTCCTCGTATGTGATCGCCGTAGACGCCACGTGCTCTTCGTGCTCCTCCTGTGCTTCATTCAGTCGCTCATTCCAGGTGATCAACAATTCGGCCGTCTCGGCGGCATCGGCTAATACAGGCGTCAACCGCTCGCCTATTTCGACCTTAATATCTTGCAAGGTGGCTTCTAGCCGCTCAAACGCCAGCTGGTTGTCGTCAACCGCTGGCCCCAATCGCTCCAGGGCTGCACGCCCCTCCTCCATCACGGCCAGCTTGAACGCCTCATCGTCTCCTACTGCCTTTTTGAGCTCGTTCCAGCGTTCGCGAACCCTCCCGCTCGCAATCCCAAATTGATCCAGCCTGGGTATCGACTTATTAGCCAGCATCGCAGCGAAATCATCCATCGCCTGCGCTGCGTCCATTCCCATCGACGCGCCCAGCCGGGTGGCCATCTCGGTAACCGTTGCCAGCTCCTCAGAGCTGTCTGCCAACCCCATCTGCAAGAGCTTGTTGGCATTCGCCATCATCTCCATTTCGGACATCGCACCGCGCGTGGCGCGTTCCATTGCCGCCAGATTAGCCTCGGCCTGCGCCGTGCCGCCCGAAATGTTTTCGAACGCCTGTGTCGTTCGTTGTGATTGCGCTCCCAGCTGTGCCAGCTGATATACGGCTTTCGCTGTTTCGACTGTAGCAAATGATGCCAGCGCAGCACCAGCAACCTGTAGCGCTCCTCCGAGCTTATCGGATGAGCTCTCAACATTCTGCATTCGGCCCTCAACCTGATCGAGGGCCCGGCTGGCGCCTCTATCCTTGCCTTTGAGCAGAATCTCTAATGTCGTTCGCCGAGACATAATTCACAATCCCGCTTATTACCACTAACCAAAAACTGTAATTCAAAAGCACGGGATTCCCGTGCTTTAATCACCAGACAATGTGCTCCTCAAATTCCACAACTGCCACGTTGCACTGATCTCGTCGACTGGCGTAGCGTCATACTCCTCATACGTCCAGCCCATTCGCTCGCAAAATAACACTTTCGCCAGCATCGGCGGAGGATTACCCGAGCCAACAGAGATTACCTGCGCCGCCGCTGCTAGCTCGTTCCGGCCAAAGGGTTCGCCACCGCCTTATCAATCTTCTCCAGCAACATTCTCAACAGATCAAACCCCAGTTCCTGTACGCCATCTGCATTCGGAGGAATCGGATCGCCGTCGTCGTCAACGAAATTCCAACGTATAATTGCCTCTCCCATCGCCTCATACCGTGTCTCTGGATCAAACATCCGGTCATATTCTTTCACTGGCATATTGATACGCACCGTCGCTTCCCATCCATCGTACGGCGCATCCATCTCAATATCGGATGTCCGCACCGGCATCCTGCGTTTTTCAGCCTCAGCCATCACAATCTACCTCCTCGATTCCTAATAGATCCCTCGCCGCCGCCTGCCATCTCTCGATCATCGACGTCGAGACGTTAACCATTGTAAGCTCTATCTCGATCGGGTCAGCGTTTGCCAGGTCAGCGACCGTCATAATATCCATCTGTGCCAAACCACGCTCGCGTTCCTCCCCAATGCCCGGCACATCCGTCACCGGCGCCATCTCTTGCGCATTATCATCCATTAAACGTACGCACCCAGACAACAACCGCGCCTGATCCGGCGTCAGCGAGATCACATCGCCCGGACAATATGTCTGTCCAGTCGAAGATTTCCAGATGTTCTTGAGAACACGATACTGTACCTCAACCATAACCACCACCTAGCTCACTGTGGCCCGGCTCGCTTTCCACGCCTGGAAGTTGAAATTGATCACGGCCAACCCATCCACTGGGAATTGGAAGTCAAGATCGTTGATTACCACGCGATCCAGCGTCCACTTCGTTGTCCCGGAACAATTGCCCTCCGGGAAAATGTACATATCACGATCCTCAACGTCCGTGCAGGCATCCGGCGCGTGCTGAGCATCATACATACTCCACAGGTAGTCCTCTACCTCGTCAGTGTCGGAATTATAGAAAACCGTCATAGATCCATTGACCCGCGTCTGACCGGTCGGCACCGGCTCTACGCCATCCTCGTTGTATCCCATCGCTTCTGCCACATTGCCAGCGATGGTAAATGAGAACGAATTGGCCCGACTACGACCATCGGTGTCAGTACCACTGATGTCAAATGTCGTCTGCGTGTTGTCCGGATCATCGACCATCTGCACTAACGCGTTTTTGCCGCTTACTCGTTTTCCCATCGTAAACCTCCTACTTGGTATGCGTATCTACATACGTACCAATGCCATCACACGTCACCGCGATCTGTACATCAGTTTCGTACGTTAGCTCAAATTCCACGCTCGACCACCTGGTATCGGCATAGACCATCTGCCCAACAGACCACTCGATCGCCGTCAGATCCCCTAATGCAATGTCACCAGTGACCGCTTTCAACTCGTCGTGTGCCAGAAACAACGCCAACCCACGCCGAACCCACGGCCTGGCCGAGCTGATCGCCTCTGGCAACTCTACTCGTGGCCGGACCAGAATTACTACGCGCACGGTCACCGACGCCCCCCATCCGCCACGATACGCTCGCAACCCGCCAACACCCTCTGTTTCGAGCACCAGCGCAGCCGGATAATCGTTCACCGCTTCCGGCGGTTCGACATACACAATCAACGCCTCATCCTGCTGCAGTACGCGCCCCAGCGCCTCGCAGATCAAGTCATCCATCAGCTGATCCTCAGCACTGGTGAGTGGCGCGTGTAACGCTCTAATACGCGGCGCACGTCAGCCGGAATCGCTCGCCGATAAACCAACTCTCCTAGCTCCGGGATCGCCGTCGAGTCCTGGTATCCGGCGTCCGCGCGTTTCAAAACGCGCATCGACCACGTCACTGCCAGATCCCAGATGTCGCTCGGTACACTATTCGAATACCCGAAGGTCCCGGTCACCGTAACCTCATCGCCTGCGTACCACGGTCCGTCCACCAGCGCCCAGGCCGACAGCGATCGATTGCGGCGTTCGGAATATTCATCCGAGCCCACCACGGATCCATTCCACGTCACCGTCGAGATGATAACATCGTCAACGGTCACAAAACCATTCCGTTGTGCTTCGAAGACCCGTTCTTCGCTGTCAGTTGATTCAAACGTCCGGCCGGTCTCCTCGTCAATACGCATGGAAACCGCGTCGATCACCTGCTCAACGTGCGCCTGCCGATCGCGCCATCGTGACATATCGGACCGCAATCGATCTGCGACATCATCAAACGTACAATATGACAAAGTACCTCCGTCGGGCGGATATTTCCCGGGAAATCCCGAGCCATATCCGCCCGTCTACAGCACATATAAAGCGTCTTATTACCTCTGTGACGCTAATTGTTCTTCGCTAGCGCCTTTACCGTCACCGTCACACCATTGGAGTTGCTGGCCTCGATCGCTGGACGTATGTACAGTCCGCGCATCGGCATCGCTACGAAATCAGTTCCGTCGGCGTTGAGTACAATCTGATAATCAGCCTCCTTCACGCCCGAATTGAGGTAATTGTATGAGGCTGTAATCCAGTTTGTACCATCGACGCTATACTCTGGCGTTACCGTGATTGTTCCCGTCGACGAAAAATCCGCAGTCACGAACAACTCGACGCTGTTGTAATACCGCAAACGACCCACGTCACTCGGCTCGAACGTGGTGGTCGTAGTGTAGGCATCATAGAGCGTGTATAGATCAGCCGCCTGTACCGTACCCGCATCTGGATCGGTCGGCCCGGCCTCAACAACCTGAGCGCCCTCTGTCATCAGCCACGCCGTCAAACCACCCACGGCCCCCAGTACCAGCACCAACGCTACAACAATCCGCGCGATACCACCATACTGCTTCATCCCTTCACCTCCTGATTCTAATTTGCCCGCGACTGCCTACGATGGCGCCGCGATATCCGTCAGCTTGAACGCGCCCCGGCGCCCGGGGAACGGCAGCGTCGCGTAAGTTTTCAAAAAGTACTCGGTGTTGTCGGCTCCAGAGTTGGACGCTTCGACCTCGGTGATCGGCAGGAGCTCGTCCCACCAAATGCCCCGCTGTCCCTGTCGTCCAGGAACGGGCGCAGGCAGCCTCTCGGGCACACCAACGATGGTACCCTGGCTCATATTGCGATGCGGGATCACCTCAACCGGCACCCCCGTGATCGGATCGATGACATGCGTCACACGGTTGCTGCCGGCCATCATCCCCTGCTCGCCGCGCACCACGGTGATCGAGTGCGCCCCGGCGTCCAGCACCAGATCGTTGAGCGTGCCAGCCTCTACCGAGCTCATCAACATATAGTTGATCTGATACCCAGCGTCGTTGGCCTCCCTCAGCGCGGTTTTGATGTCATCCATCACCAGATTGCCGCCAATGGACGTTACATAGGCGCTATTGTCAGCCGTGATCTGCGTGATCAATCCCTCGAACGAGTTGCTAGTGCCGTCGGCGTTGATGATTGCGTTCTCGATCTGTTTCTTCAGGCTGATGATCGCGTTCTGGCGTTCGGTTGTCTGCGCATCCTCGAACGTCGCGCCAGCCGCGCGGGCGAAGCCCGTCACCCCAAACGTGAACCCCATCAGCTTGTAGCCGGCGCTGCGAGATACATAGCTGCTCTCGGTGTCCTGCGGCGTGCCTCCCTCGGCGTAAAATACGCTACCGCCGGTGGAGAACCCAGTGACTTCCTTCCACTCCACCGCGCTACCGGACCCCTCCAGGACAACCAGCCGATTGAGAATCGGCGTCTCGACCGGATGCACGTGCAGCGCCTCCAGCAACAAATTCTCTTTGATAGGAATACCGTCCGTGCTGGCAATCGCCCGCTCCAGGTCGGCAATCTGCCCTTGCACATCCTTGAAAAGCGTCTTCCACTGTTCCATCTGTGACCTCCTGCGCCACAACGGGCGCCACTAATTACTACAGCGCCCCCTCACGGCGCGCTTTTTCGTACAGTTTGAGCAACTCATCGACCTCGGGCTCTCCGGCTTTCAAATCCTCCTTCCGGATCGTCCGCTCCAGGTCGCGGATCTGCTCCACGACCGACGGCTCGCCGTCGCCGGTGCGATTGACGCCGAGCGGGGCCGGTTGCGCTTCGACCTGCGCCACGCGAGCCTCCAGCGAGGCCAACCGCTCTTGCACAGCCTCCACGGCCTGCACCGCGCGCTCAAGGCGCTCTACTGCGAAGGGCGGCTCCTCGCTGTCCTGGGGCTCATCGGCATCATCCCCTTCGCCGGGCTCAACGCCTTCGCGTACTGCCCGCGCCAATCCTTCGAGCTCATCGATCACATCCTCGACGCCTGGCGCCTCGTCGTCGTGGCCCAGCACGTCCCTCCAAATCCGCTCTTGCAATTCCATCTCGCTACCTCCTGTCTGCTGTTGGGCCCGCTGGACCTCCCAGGGCGCCCGTCGTCCCATCCGGCGGTACAACTCCTCGATGCGTTCCTCTACATCGCGGCGCGTTACGTCACTCAGTTCGAAATTATCCAGGCCATCTACGGCCTGGTAGATAGCATCTTGCACCGCCACCAGCTCACCGTAATCGTTGACGTCGGCAAATGGCAAGCGATACCCAGACCAATCCTCGGAATTGGACCAATCGCGCAGCAGGAAAGCGCGTCCATACTCGGCCCAATTGACCCGCTCCCGCTCGCCCTCGGTGGCGCGCTCCTGCAGCCGGGCGATAGCCTGCTCGCGATTCCATTCCTGCGCTACAGGGTATAAATTGATATCGCCGCAGCCTATCCACATCTGGGCTCGGGTGATCCTGTTGGGCGCTTGCGCACGCCATAGCGCGATTGTCGCGTTCGGATCGGCCGGCCGGTCGCAAAGCGACACCTCATCAATCTCATACTCTGTCACTCGCACCGTCAACGTATCCGCGCCCTCGTCCTCAATCTTCCAGGCCCGTGGATCAGCACCGATGCTAAATCCACGATAAACACCGCTCTTCACCTTCTTCCAGGCCTCGTCGTCGACGATGTGAGCGCCGATGTAGAGATCGCGGCTGTCCTCGCGTGGCGTGATCTCCCGCGCCACGCCCACCGCCGATGGCTGGTGCATCTCGCGGATGTTGCCCCACTGCGCCCACTGCTCGGCGGCGGCTCGCGTGGCGTCAAAATCCAGGATCGTCAGGATGCCAGGAATGTCCTCGACTGGCTCCTCCGTGGTCACCACGCCATAAACCATCCGCTCCTCATCATCCGTGCGCGTGATTTGCCCGTGCAGCCGCAATCCTCGCTCTTTAAATCGCGTCAAATCCATCCGATCTTCCCTCCCAGCGGCCGCGATGCAAGCGAAAATCGCCTCCTCGTCCGTGCCGCCATCCTCGATTACTGCGTTTGCCGCCTCGACGCAGATCTCAATCTCGTCATCATCCCAGGTCTTGGCCACGTCCGGCGGGTCATCAACAGTCCAGGGCATAATTACCCCACCCTACGGGTGTGGCCAGCGTACCACCGCCGCCTCCACTCCATCACCGTCGAAATCCACATACACACTGCCGTCGGACTGGTTATAGAGCGATCGGCGAAATGGCCCTATCGTCGCTATCTCCCCGTCTCCGATGGTAAACGTCCGCTCGCCAATCACCAGGTCTCCATCTACCTCCGCCGGCGTCTGCACTGTAACCTGAACAGCACCACCAGTATCATTACTCAACAGCAACATTTCACGACCGCTGTTTGTAAACGACACGCCATCGACCGCCGTAGTCGCTGTCATCGAAACCGTCTGTCCCGCCGACCCCGTCTCCTGAGGCGTTAACCCCGCTCTTGCCATCTCAATCCTCCAGTTCCTGATCTAGCTCATCCTGATAGATGTTTGTAATCGTTCCAGCCTCTTTCTGCGCCACGCCCTGCACCGTCGGCCAGCGTCCGCGATGGACATCCGCCTGCTCCGTCAGATCCTGCACCTCTGGCGCGTAGGGCATTGTGTTGCCCGCGACGCCGACAATATTGCCCGCCAGTCCGCGCACCTCCACAGCCCAGGCCCGGCCCAGCGAACCCGTTCGTCGGTATGTGCTACCCGGCGGTTTCGGCGGATAGGTCGCCAGGATGGCTCGCACGTGCTCAATTGCTCGCCGTGTGCCCCGACGTAGCACCCGGTCGAGATTGGCGTCAAATCGACGCTGGGCCTCGTCCAGGCCGCGCACTTCGATCTCGAGTACCTCGCTCATACCTGCACCGCCGTGACCAGCCAACACCGACAGCGCGGATGCATCGGCGGCGCCGGAACCGTCATTCCCACGCTCTTATCCGCATTGCTGGCGTGGTGCCACGTCTGCGCGTCCAGCTGTGCTCGCTGCCCGTCCATCGGCCCGCACAGTGGGCAAACCAGATCATCCCGCGCGGTGCGCCAGACCTTGACGAACGTCAGGCCCAGCTCATCCCGCGCCTGTCTCCAGGAAACCAGGTTACCCTCAGCGTAGACCCGCGTGCCCTCAGTGGAAGCGATCAGTTCCGCCCGCGCCTCATCCTGCAAAATGGCCGCCAGACGGTCCACCAGCGCCGGGAAATCCTCCCGCGCCTCGACCCACGTCCCGATCTCGGCCCCCACGCGCTTGGCCGTCGTCTCGCTCAGGCCCTGGATCAATTCATAGCCGTATTCCCGCGCCCAGGTCGCCGCGTCCGCGTTCGCCAGGCTCCAATCCAAGGTGATGTTCATCGCCTCAGCGAAGGCCGCACCCGCGGCATCCACGCCCGATTGCGCCATCTCGACCAAATTGGTCGTCAGCCGTGCCAGCTCATCGCCGTGCGCCGAGCCGATCTCCTCGGCTAGCTCATCAATCAGGTCATCGTCGATCTCGTCGCCGGTCAGCAACCGCTCTTCTATCGGTTTCAGTAGCGCCCGCAGGTCGACATCCGCACCGGATTCAATTACGGCCTTGACCGCCTCGTCCTCGATGGCGAGCAGCACATCGTTGTCGTCTGGCCCCAAAGGGTCAATCACCACCTCGTCATCGGCCCGCAGTATTTTGCCCGCCAGCTCAGACCGACGCGATTGCGAAAGGCCTAGCCCTGGTCGTTGCGGCGTGTCACCGCCCGGCAGCGGCTCCAGGCCCAAATCATCTCGCACATCGTTGGGCGTCAGCACGCCAATCGGCACCAACGTGCGTGCATCCTCGCGGATCTCCGCCCGTGCCCGCTCCTGAAGACCGGGGAACACCAGGCCATAATCGACGTAGTCATAAAGCCCGAAAGTCTGATCGACCGCCTCGACAATCAAGCCTGCCAGCGGTCGCACGCTGCGCCGCTGCGTGATCACCTCCTGACTATCGCCCGTTGCCCGGTTGACGTCCATTGTAAAGCCGAGCTCCTGCGGCTGTACCTCGAACACCGCGCACACCAGGCGCACCAGGTACGTGTCGAAATCAATGTCGATCTCTCGCTGTGGAGGGAAAGTCGCGTTCATCTCCGCCGGCCCCCACACGCCCCGATGGGGCTTGTTCTCGACCATCGCATCCCAGTAATCCTGCCATTCTGAGATTTGCGCCGTGGTCCATCCCGAGGGCACCTCGCCGAAGAAGGCCGGGACATTCGAGGAATCAATTTCATCTGCCGCGTAGGTCATTCGCCGTAGCATCGTCAAGGCCGTGTGCAACACCACCTCGGTCGGGCTCAGGCCGTAGAGCGATTGAGGGCGCGGGTTCATTGATTCGTAGATCAGCTCCTCCGTCGTCAGGCTGGCCACGGTCACACCGTCGATCTGCTGCTCGTAGGCAGTCGCCGGAGGCTCTGGCAGGATACCCTGATCGTTGGGGATTTTGGCGATGGTGGCCGCGTCGACCGGCATCAGGCCGTAGAGATCGCCCCCGCGCGTGGGCCAGGGGTAAATGCAGGCTGCATCCAGCACCAGCACATCCTCCAGTACCTCGGAAATCCACTGACGCCAGGAGTAGCCCGGCATCGGCTCCGCCAGCAAATCCTCTAGCATACGAGCCGTGGTATCATCCGGGCCTTCGACCTGATATTGAAGCGCCGTGATGTGGCGCTTCTTGGCATTGATCGCCGCCCGGACCACGGACACCTGCTCCGCCACAGAGCGCAGAAGCGTCGCATCGGGACGCCCCGACCGCGGCTTCGATAGCAGCGTGCGCTCGTTCTCCTTCTTGCGTGGTTTCGGCATCGCCGGTGGCCCCGCGAATTCGCGGAAGGCCCGCCGAACGCGATCAAAGAACCTCATACGCTCCTCTGGGGATAATAGGCATTATGTGCGCTAAATTACCCACCATCTTTCGCCCTCTTTCGCTGCTTTTTCATCCATTCCAGGTACTCGCCCGCCGATTGCGGCTCCGCCAGGCGATTGAACGCCCCCGACGAGGCATCCACCTGGTCGTCGTGGGCCGCGTTCGGGAATCCCGTCAGCTCCTCAATGTAATCGCCGTTCCAGGCCCCACGGACGAGCCGCACATTGCCCGCTTCGCACTGAGCGGCGAAGGGATCGGCCCGCACCGCCTTATCTCCTGTGGGCCGCTCTACGTGCACATCGAAGCCCGCCAGGTTGCGCACCGTAGCCTCTGCGCTCTCCTTGCCACTGCTGCCCGGCTCCTGCTCAACCCAGATCGTCACCCGCCCGTGTCCCTGGCGGTCGAGCTGGGCCGTCTGCCGAATCACTTTCTCGCGGCTCCCCGAACTCCATTGGCCACGCTTCACATCCTCGACATAGTAAATGCCATCCGACTGGGCCATTAGCACGCCAGCCGTGTAATCGCCATCGCCTTCGGTACCGGCTTTATCCCAATACCGCACACGCTTGGCCTCGACCGGTGCCGCATCCACAATCGGCAGCCAGTCCCGCTTGAACCGGTTGCCCCCCGGCCTGGTCGGGCTGGCCTGATACTCGGCCCCCCAGACCATCACGCCCACGTCCCGGCGGATCTCCTCCAGCGCCGCCTTACTGAAACGCTCCGGACACAGCGGCTCTCCTGGCTCGCGACCTAGCGGATCATCGTCAACCTTTGGCAACCCGATGCGCTCGTGCTGCTCATCGCGCACTTCAGCGGTCTCAGCCAGCGCGGGCAACCTGATCACCGTCCAATCATCGCCTTGCTGCTGGATTAGGCGGCCGGCCAAATCATCCTCGTGCCAGCGCGTCATAATCAGCACAATTGCCCCGCCTTCCCAGATGCGGGTGCGGAACGTTGCGCGGTACCAGTTCCAGACCGACTCCCGGATCGTCGATGACTGTGCCTGTTTCCAGTTTTCGAACGGGTCATCGATGATGCCGATCTGGGCACCGTGCCCAGTAACGGGACCGCCAACGCCGGCCGCCAGCAGGGCGCCGCGTCGACCGGCCAACGACCAGTGATCGACCGCCCGGCTAGAGCGATCCGTGCACACGTCGGGGAACAGCCGCTTGAATGTCGGCGATTCCACCAGAGACCGCGCCTCACGTGATTTTGAATAGGCCAGCGACGCCGCGTAGGAGCACAGGATCACCGGGTCATCTGGTCGCCGTCCTAGCCAGTACGCCGGCAAGCGCACACTCGCCAGCTCGCTCTTACCGTGCTGCGGAGGCGCCCAAATCATCACGCGCGTCAGGTCGCCCGCCACCACGCGGTCTAGCGTTTCGGCGATCAGCTCGTGGGCTGCCTCGGGCTGGTACTGCGAATATGTGTACGTGGTAAAGTCCAATAGGCTACGTCTCGCCAGCTCCCTCGCCGCTAGCTCCTGCTCCGGATTGCCCGGCGATAATCTGGCGTAATTCCTCATCACTCATCGCGCTATAATTAACCGACTGGTCGACCTGCGCGGCAGGCTTGCTCTTATCAGCCGTCTCAGAGATGCGATCCAAAATACTCTCGGACGCCTTGAGCTGCACCCGCTGGTCATCCGCCCCGACCATCAGCGTAATAATCCGTTGCGCTGCCTCTGGGGATGCCTCGGCGATGATTCGTTGCGCTTCCGCGATATGCCGGGCGATAGTCGTGTCCTGCCAGTGCTGTGCGCGCTCCGTCGCCAGGGCGAGGGCGTGCTGAATCTGCGGGTCGCTCTCCCACCCGTCCCGTGAGGGGCGGTCGTACCACGTGGATCGGTTGCAGCAATCCGGTTCTTTGAACACATCCGACATCGACCGACCCGGCGTGGCCGCAGCCTCGGCCAGCTTGAGCACCGTCGTGCGCTGTTTGCGCGTCAGCCCGCGCAGCGCCTGCTCGATCTCGTACGTCATCCACTCCGGTATATACTCCACCACAACCAATCACCCTGTACGCCTCGTGTACGCTCAGAATTTGCCTTCTTGGCGAAAATTAAAACCTTGGCCATCGCCTTGCTATACGAAAGTTAAAAGAATTATTCCCCCGGAAATAATTCTTCCAGCGCGCGAGTTAAAATGCCCACGTCGGACTTCATCGTCGCTACCAGTTGATTGAGGCGTACGTCATAAAGCTGTTCAGCTACGTCCTGTAGCTTTTTAGACGTTGCCTGTAGCGACTCCACCGTAGAAGCAACCTCCTCCAGCACAATTTCGCGCTCTACGGACCTCTCTACGCTCGAATCATCATTTCCAACGTTAAATTTCGCTAAAAGCTCCTCTACACGCGGCTCTAGGCGCTCCATCGCCGCTTCAGCATCAGATTTACTATCGAATCCCCACTGCAGGACGTAGATATATTTCTTGTTCGGAGCCTGCTCCTCCCAAAACCCCTGCCGAATTAATTCTTTTTCTTCACCTTCGGCCTGAACATACCACGTGACAGACTCTCCCTTTTTGGCGCCAGTTCGTCGCACTCTCATCGTAACCTCACTTCACCTTGAGTAAGCGAGCCCCATAAACCGCTCGCGGTAGGTCCCAGTGCTCCATTGCGTATCGCTCCAGCAATTTCGTCGCCGAACCGTCCCACGGATCAACGATCCATAGATCGCGATTATCCGACGCAAAACGCTCCACCACGACAAAATGCTGGTCGTGCGGCGGCTGAACACCGCCTGGTCGAAATTCCACTTCAACGATCACCGGCCCATCCCCCAGCTCGTTCCGCAACCGATCCATATCAGCCGGCTTATGACGCCAGTCAAGAAGGCCATCCCAGCGCAAACGTGGATACGCCTCGGGAATATTGTCCGGTCGACTCAGATATGCCCCGGAGAAACATTGTGCGCGTCCCAACTTCGCTGCAACCTGCCGCGGGTCATCCGTATAACCTGCCACGCTGGCAATCATTGCTACGCACGTCACATAACAGCCTGACCGCCCGAATGTAGCGCCACCAGCGTACTCCAAATGCCGCCAGCGTGAATCACGCTGTGAATAGAGCGTCATCTCATCGTGATCTTCTAGATGCACGCTCAGACGCTCAATCACAGTTTGTAAATCAAAAATTGATGACCTAATATCCCCGTTCACGCTACTCATCCCGCACCTCCTTCAACCGCGTGTTTTCACGCTCCAGCTCGGAAATACGCTTTCGCAATCGATCATTCTCCAGCCGTAGCGATGACACCTCACTGCGCAATACATCCAGCTCCCGACGCGCTTGAGCCGCCTCCTCGCGTGCGCGAGTATGATCCGCTTCCAGCTCCTCTATTCGCTTGCAAAGTCGCTCATTCTCCGCCTGTAATGTCGTCAAAGCCCTGGCCAGAGACTCTACGTCGGCCTGCTGTGCTGCAGACTCAGCCTCCTGTACGGCTGCTCTGGATTTTCGCCAGGCGACCACCAGGCTGCCGAGACCAGAGATAGCCCCGATTAGCGCAACGAGAGTGTCAGTGTTCACTGGTTACCCGGTCTTCAGCCCTATTTTGCCTAGATTTTTTTGGATGCTACCGCCCAGAGCCGCGACTATTGCAGCAAATGCCAGTGATTTCAGAGACTGATCGACAAAACTCCCGAGACCGGGCATTACGTCAAATGCAACATACAGAACCAGGTAACTAACGATATACGGTGCCACATTCGTCCGGTAAAAATCGCCCACCCTAGCCCAATCGAACTCTCCGCTGCGCACTGCAGCAGAAAGTCCTAAACCCAGGTCAACGAAAATCATCGATGCAATTACGTGAAACCTGGCATCGACAAAAAAACCAGCAATGGCCTCCATCACATCCTCAACCTCCGGCAGTGATGACGCCGTCGCCGACGATTTGGCTTCTGTACACCCAACGAGAACAACGCTCAATAACACCAACCCAACAATCAAATGTCCTATAAATTCTTTCACTTCAACCCCCTTCAATCTAAAACGAAAAAGCGCACCGCCCGGGCCCTCTCAAACCCGAACAGTGCGCTTTTTACGCTAACACTGAGGCTGGTTATCCAGCCATATTATTGGAGCGATATCCTAAGCGACCACGCCCGCGTATGCTACCAATGCAAAAGCGCCGGATCCACCTGCTCACGCTCTCGCACCTCAGCCCTCACACTGGATCCGGCGCAATCGAAAACCACCCTCATCTTCTCGGAGGCATTCAGTTTATCTCGCCGCGCAATCAGCCAGCGCACAATTAGCGCGACCCTGCCGCGCACTTGCACCTGATGTGGCTGACCATTTACTTGCACATTCACGGACACTGTTACCTCCTAAAAAAAGTATACAACAAAAGCGCTCGTTTGTCAACTATAGACCAAACGGCTTCCCACACACTCAAGAGGTCATTTTGGAACGTAGACAAACAAAAGCCGCCCCGGCTGGGGAACCGGGGCGGCGACTACTGGCGGTGCGGGCGGCGCCAACGTTCAATCAGATTGTAGCAAATCTCCCCCGCGCTGTAAAATCATATTTCCTGGGAAATAACTATAAATGCCAATTGGCCACCGGTGAAGCGCGGCGGTGCGCATCCTCCATATCCACCTCGGCGATCTCCACATACCGTTTGACCATCTCCAACGATGTATGACCAAGCGCGTGCTGCAGCTCCAATGTTTTTCCCCCATTCCGCAGAAAATTAATCGCAAACGTATGTCGGAATCGGTGAGCGTGCACATTATCCACGCCGGCTCGCTCCCCGAGGCGCTGCATCAACTGACTCACTGCACTCTGTGTCAGCGGCCCGCCAGCCCGCGCGCTGGCAAATAACGGCGATTTGCTGATGTAATCATCGCGCTGCATCAGATACCGCCAGATCGCCTGTAGCGTCTGCGGAGATATCCTCAGCAGCCGCTCCTTATCGCCCTTGCCCCACACTGAGATCGTCAGGTTATCCTGGTCCAAATCCCCCACCCGGGCATACCGCTCAGGATACGCCTTAGACTGAAAAATCTCCCCGCTCCGGGCGCCGGTGTCCAACAGCGTGAGCACGATAGCTCTATCACGCACCGCAGTAGGGCGGCGATTCCTGCACTCCGCCTTTCCCTCGCGCTTGTAGCGCTCAGTGTATCTACACGCCTCCAGGATTCTCTCCACATCGCTCTTGGAAAACGCCTTGATCGCTGGCTGCTCCGGCTCCGGCGCCTGCACCGCACGCACCACATGATCATCTACCAATTTCTCGGAGATAGCCCACGTCCACAGCGCAGAAAGTGCCGTGTGAATGTTCGAGATGCTTTTCTTAGAAAGCGTCCGGGCCGGTTTCGGCGCTATGCTGTCCGGCTCAATCTCCACGTCACTCAGCCACGCGAGAAAATCGCGAATGTCGTGATGATCAATCTCGTCAATAGCCACACTATCGCCATCACACTCTTTCGCATTCAACCAGTTGCGAAAGTGCCGAAAACTGTTATTGTAATCGTCAAGTGTCTTTGGACTCAATTGGCGAGCCCGAGCATTGATCAAATACCCTTCAACTGCATCGTTAAAGCTAATCATACCGTTTGGCCTCCGGTAAATCGTAAAAATTTTTAAACCAAACACTGCAAACACAATCTCATTTATGCCCGCAGGAGAACCGATAAAAAATCAAACATCTCGACCGGCTGGTCTTGGGCACTTGAGGGGATTCTGCACCCCTCAACCGAAGACGAAACGGTCTTATCCAAGACCAAACCATTTAGCCGTCGGTCAAACGTTGTGGGCCCACTTGGATTCGAACCAAGGACCGACCGGTTATGAGCCGGTTGCTCTGTCCGCTGAGCTATGGGCCCCAATCCGTAGAGGAAAAGCGGGCGGCGGGAATCGAACCCGCAACAGCAGCTTG